GCAGAGTTTGGACCTGGACTACCATGCCACTTGCCCCCAATGGAACTACACGATCTGGCCACGCCCGCTGGAACTACTGAACTAACACTGTGTTAAGAACCTTGGAAGTTATTATTGGACGCCCCCTATGCAGCAGACCTCGTTAATCGGCACGGAATCCGTTCATCAACACTCGTAGGCTTGTTCCGCATCCTCGCAAGATGCCTTCTACCGGCCGCACCAGTCGTGGTACCGTCGAAACGTGGCATTACAACGAGTCGACAGATCGATGGCGTTGTATTTGTCGTCTCGCACCTTTGATTTGAGAGTGGGCACTTTGATAGCATTGGGTGATCCAAGCTGGCTTAAGCGTAAGGCCAGCGAACGATGAACGAGCCAGTGTTGCAAGAGACGCGGTAGCGTTTCGCCAGAACTCCAAGAGAGGCGGAGCGGTTCAATGTCAAGTAGTTCCGGCCCTGTTTTCAGCGCAGAACAATTCGACGACGCGTATGCCCAGCTCGATCTAGTGTTGCAGGACGTCGACCCAAACCAAGAGGAACTCAAACTTCCCGTTGACCTATTAGTGGGTGCGCTCCACGACCGAGGAATCACGCGCGCCTGTGCAAACGCCGTGCTTCAGGAACTGGTCGACCAGAAGGTGGTGACCGAACGAACTGAAACCATTCCCGCCGGATATTCCTATGAGCAGGCCATCCCGGAACTTCATCTCGAACCTGAGACAACTCAATTCCTGATCACTACGCGTGCCCGCATTTACTGTTTTCTCAATGACCGCAAACGACAACAACCAGCTACGAGCCAGACCGATTCCTACCAGCACAGTTCGTCTGAAATTGATACAAGACCGGCAATTCCGGCTCCTCCGGAATCGTTGATCGTGGCTGCCATGTGCGACCTGCCAGGCATCATGGAAAAGATGCCGAACACCACCGATCCTGGTGTGGAACCGCCTAAAAGAGGTCAGAGGCTCGTTTCGTATTACGGTCTCGTGCGCCATTTGGTTGATAAGCGTGGGCACGTACGGCTGGCGGCGGAGTGGGCGATCCATCGGCTGCAGCAACAGGGGATGCTCATTGCTCGATGCGGGCGTGCCTCCGTCCCCTGGATCATCAGTGCAGACGGTTCTCAACTGGATCCGTCCGGCAATTACAAATTGCCCAACTTGAGAGATAGCCTCATCGAATCCACGCATCGCCTCTGGGAATGGTCGGCGCGTCAGCGGAAAGAGGACTCTGGGAAGCCGGGGCTTCCCATCTCCCACATTCAAACCATCAAGGACAAAGTAAGGCATCGGAAAATCATGCTCCAACGACTGCGGGAGGTTCAAGAGCGGCTCCAAGCGCGGCTTGACCGAGTGGTGAGGGGCATCGAGTTATTTCGAGCCAGTTTTCAGGGTGGGCCACCTGGCGAGAATGGCAAAGCCCTTTCCGGACGACATACGCAGATCACCGCGGCCTTGCTAAATCTCTGTTACGCGATTCGTGAAGGAATGTTTGACCGAGGAATCGAAGAAATCCTGGCCCATGACGGCCCGGACACGTCTGATAACTATCGGTTTGCCATCCACTTGTATCGCCTGGGTTGGGCTGGAGACGAGCAAAGGGTTAAGGGTTTCCTGGTTGAATTGCTAGAACTGCCGGACCGACCTGATGCATTTGCTCAGACACAGGCAAATCAGCAGGGCGTGTGGGATGCCGTGGCTCTGTGCTTTGAGCAAATTATCCCTTGGCCGAATGTGGGAACGGTGCATTCGTGGCATCCAGATCGAATCGAGGGCGAGCGGTTACAGGCCGAGTTAAAGGATGCTTCAGTGCTTCCCAAGCCTGCAGAGCCTAATGAAGCCGCGACGACCTCTGAATCGATCTCGCCCACCAGGGGGGGCGATGACGCCGATCCAGGGCCGCCACTCGCAGGTGACTCAGGAGCGAGTCTCGCTGAGGATTCGCGGAATGGGCGGGGTTATGAAGAACGACGACCCATTCCCCGAGAAGAGGCGAACATCGTGGTTCGCAAGCACTCCCTCGCCAATCCGAATGCAACGGCGCGAGACTTCAGCAAGTTGGGGATTGCTCTGGGCACGCTATCGAAGCTCCCGGCTTACATTGCACACCAGGTGAGGAAGAAAAGAAAGAAAACAGCGGACCCACGAAGGCCTCAGGAACTTCAACTAACGGACAGAATGTTAGCCAGCATCGGCCGGAAATATGAGATCCGCTTAGACATGCACACGGAGGAGGCTGCCTGGGAGTATCTTCGGGACCAGGCAAGGCCTGAAGAACGCCGCGTTCTTGAAAAGAAGTCAACAGCCGAGAAGGCCGAATTGATCAAGCAGGTTATCGAACAGTTTGAGCACAGAACGGATCAAGCAGACTAACCTCGTGGGTCGCGTGAACGTTCATGCCTCGAACATGAACAAGTTCTAGCCAAAAACCCCAGCATCGCTGGGGTTTTTTGTTTGTTCATCGTGAACAGCCTCGCATCCCTGAGGGCCGCAACCGATGTCGGTTCTGATGCAGAAGAACCCGGAAGCGGCCAACCGGGTAAAAGTCCGTCACGCAAAGCGAAGGAGAAGGCTTACCACGAGCCCGACTTCGACCTGTGCGGGGGACTAGGAGGATCATAGATGAGTGTGCTTGGCACAAAGCGTCAATTGCACGAATCGAGACAGCGACTCGTGGAACTGATGCAACGCATCAATTTCGGCCGCATTGAAGGCTTGGTGGTGGGCAACGGTGACCCTGTTCTCGACCCGCTGCCTCGCATCATCCATGAGGTCAAATTCGGCGGCGAGAACGGTCGGCGGCCCGAGCTCGACACCAGCAACTTCCTACTCAAGACGCAGGTCGTTGAACTGTTTCAGTACTTCGACCGCCTGCACCACGGCACCATCGAGGTGCTGGAAATCAAGCACGGGTTGCCGTTCCGCATGATGGTCGCGGGGACCGCCGCCTAATTGCGGGCTAGGTCCCCGCTCTGACAACCGCGTTCTTTCCTTCATCACCTGACATTCAGCCGGCCGCGCAGCGGAGGCGACTGTGGGCGACGCCGATTGTGGCGCTCCTCGCATCGCCTCCGCTCACGCGGCCGGCCTGCATCTCTTTGCCAGTCGTCGTGCCCACACCTGTTCCTCCGCGGCCGGAGGAGAATCTTTCATGTATCGCGACGATAAGATTGTTCTCGACCTGTTCGCTCAAGGCATCATTCGGCGAAAGGTCCGACTACTCGTGAAGCGCGCCGGCTTCACCACCCAGGATCGACCGGACCTGGAACAGGAACTAGTCATGATGCTCGTTCAAGGCCTGAATCGATTCGACCCCGACCAAGGGCATCCCAATGTTTTCGTCACAACCGTCATCGAGCGCGCCGTTGCCAGGATACTGCGTAAGCGCCGAGCGAAAAAGCGCGATGGCTGCATGGTCCACTCGCTGCATAGGCCAACGGACGGCCAGCCAACGGACCCGATTGATCCACAAGCCGGTCGTGAAGGCGAAGTCGATTTAGCCAACGATCTAGCCGATGTGCTGGCCCGCTTGCCCGAAAAGCTTCGTGACCTGGCTGAACGTCTGAAGCACCGCTCGCTTTCAGCGGTGGCTCGCGATCTGGGCGTGCCGCGCACGACACTGCAGCGGAAAGTCCAACACTTGCGGCGGTTCTTCGAAAACGCTGGATTGAGGATATACCTCTAAATTCTGCGTCAATTTCCTCGCGAACTGCAAAGGTCATTAGTAGAGGGCCAATGCGGTTCGCGAGGACATGACATGTCCGCAGAGATCTATCGCTACTCGTTCTCGCTCCACGTCCCGGTCGAGGACATCGAAGCCACGCTGCTCTTGGCCCTCTGGGGTGCCGAGAGCTTGCATGGCGAATCGCAAGTCCGGCTGGACGCGTCCCATTTCCTGGACACCAACCGGCGTGCCGCCGTCATCGATGCCGGCACGCCAGCCGGCCGGGACGTGAACCGTTTGTTCGTCGGCTTCATCCTCCGCGAGTTCGGCGAGGACGGCTTCCAGGTCACCCGCCTCGACGGGGTTGCCAATCGTCAAACCGAGGAGGCTCGAGCATGTCCATGATGTCGCGCGTGCAGCAGGGCCGCACTGCCAAACCACCCCGCATTTTGCTCTATGGCATAGAAGGCATTGGGAAAAGCACCTTCGGGTCCCAGGCCTCCAAGCCGATTTTCATCCAAACCGAGGACGGCCTGGACGAAATCGACTGCGCGCGCTTCCCGCTAGCGACCACCTATGGCGAGGTCCTGAAGGCGCTCACCGAGCTGCACTCCGAGCAACACGAGTTCGAATCGGTCGTCATCGACTCGCTCGACTGGCTCGAACGCCTGATCTGGGACCGGGTCTGCCAGGAATCGGGCGTGCAGAGCATTGAGAAGGCCGATGGCGGCTTTGCCAAGGGCTACACACACGCTCTCACCTACTGGCGTGAGGTCATCGAGCAGCTCAACCGGCTCCGCAACGACCGCGGCATGGTCGTCCTACTGATCGCTCACGCGAAGGTCGAAAAGTTCGAGGATCCCGAGTCGTCGCCCTACGACCGCTACTCCCCGCGTCTGCACAAACATGCCGCCGCGCTGGTGTGCGAATGGTCCGATGCCGTGCTGTTCGCCACCCGCAAATTCCGCACGCAAACCGAGGACGCCGGCTTTAACCGCAAGCGCACCATCGCGCATGCCCTCGGCAAGGACGGCGGCGAGCGCGTGCTGCGCTGCGTCGGCGGACCCAGCTGTATTGCCAAGAACCGCTACGGGATCGTCGGTGAAGTGCCGCTATCGTGGGCGGCCTTCATGGCGGCCCTTACCCAAAAGCAACCGGAAGGAGAAAAGGGAGATGGCTGACTTACGCGGGTTCGACGCCAATCAGGTCGAACCGAATGCGGAATTCGAGGCGATCCCGGCCGGCAAGTACCTGGCCGCGATTACGGCCTCGGACATGAAACCCAACAAGGCCGGCACCGGCCACTACTTGCAACTGACTTTTGAGATTCTCGACGGCCCGCACAAAAAACGGCTGCTTTGGGCGCGGCTGAACCTCGACAACCCGAATGCGCAGGCGGTGCAGATCGCCCGGGCGGAATTGTCCGCCATTTGTCGGGCTGTCGGTGTCCTGGCTCCGAGCGACTCGACCGAGCTGCACAACTTGCCGCTCGTGCTGACGGTCAAGTGCAGGAAGCGCGACGACACCGGCGAGATCACCAACGAGATCAAGGGCTACGCCAGGAAGGAAGCGCCCGCGCTAACAGCCAATGCACAGCCGCAGGCGAACAGCACGCCGCCGTGGAGGCGCCCTTAATGCTCGAAGTCCAACTGCCCCATCCGCCGTCCATCAATCATTACTGGCGACGGGTGGGGCTGCGCACGCTGATTAGCCGCGAGGGTCGCCGTTTTCGCGAACGCGTGATGACGATCCTCGCGGCCCGGCGCATCCAGCCGCTCGCCGGCGCGCTGGCCGTGCAGGTCGAGATCCATCCGCCCGACCACCGCCGGCGTGACCTCGATAACGTGCAGAAGGCCCTGCTCGACGCTCTCCAGCATGGCGGGGCCTACGCCGACGACAGCCAGATCGTTCGGCTGGAGATCGTGAAGTGCCCGCCCGTCGAGGGCGGCAAGACCGTGGTCCGTATCCGGAACGTGTGATGCTGCATCTGCGTCCTTATCAGGAAGAGGCCAAGGCGGCGGTCTACGAGCACCTGCGCAGCCGGGACGACAACCCGTGCGTGGTGATCCCGACGGCCGGCGGCAAGACCCCAATCATCGCGTCCCTATGCCAGGACGCGGTCGGGCTTTGGAACGGTCGCGTCCTGATCCTGGCGCACGTCAAGGAGCTGCTCGCTCAGGCCGCCGACAAGCTCCAGGCTATTTGCCCGAACGTGCGTTTTGGCGTCTATTCAGCAGGACTCCGACGACGCGATACGACTCATTCCGTGATCGTCGCCGGCATCCAGTCGGTCTATCGACGAGCATGCGAACTGGATGCCTTTGACCTGGTGATCATCGACGAAGCCCACATGATCCCGGTCGAGGGCGACGGCATGTATCGGCAGTTCCTGGCCGACGCCCGCACCATCAATCCGTCCGTGCGGATCGTCGGTTGCACGGCGACGCCGTTTCGCCTGAAGACCGGCCCCATTTGCACGCCCGAGGGATTTCTCAATCACATCTGCTACAGCGTTGGCGTCCGTGAGCTGATCCGGGACGGCTACTTGTGCCCACTAATCAGCAAGGCGGGCAAGGCCAAGGCCGACGCCAGCAACCTGCACGTCCTTGGCGGCGAATTCGTCGCCGACGAGGTGGAGCACCTGATGGACCAGGATGCCCTGGTGCAGGCGGCGTGCGCCGAAATCGTCGAGCACACCGGCGATCGCAACGCCGTGCTGATCTTCGCTTCCGGCATCCCACATGCGCGGCACATCGCCGCCGTGTTGAAAGACCGGCATGCCATTGACTGCGGCTTCGTCTATGGGGAAACACCGAGCGCGGAGCGCGATGCGTTGCTGGAACACTTTAAACGCGGCGAGCAGAAATACCTCGTCAACGTGAATGTACTGACGACCGGCTTTGATGCCCCCCACATCGATTGCGTGGCCCTGGTCCGGCCCACGGCGTCGGCGGGACTGTACTACCAGATGGTCGGTCGCGGCTTCCGGCTGCACTCCACGAAGCAAAACTGCCTGGTGCTTGACTTCGGCGGCAACGTCCTGCGGCACGGGCCGGTCGACCAGATGACCATCGAAGCCATGCCCCGACGCACGACCGGCATAGCCCCGGCCAAGGAGTGCCCGCAGTGCCAGGCGCTGATCGCCGCCGGCTATGCTCACTGCCCGCACTGCGGCTATGCCTTCCCGCCGCCCGAGCGGCGCAAACATGGGGCCACGGCCAGCGAGGCGGGCATCCTGTCAGGTCAGATCACGACCTGCCATTACACCGTGCAGGACGTCTTCTACAGCGTCCATACCAAGCGCGATGCTGGCCCCGATGCGCCCAAGAGCATGCGCGTCGACTACCAGGTCGGCTTCCACGACTTCAAATCCGAATGGATCTGCTTCGAGCACGATGGCTATGCCCGGCAGAAGGCCGTGGCGTGGTGGAAGCGGCGCTCGCCCGATCCAGTGCCTCTCACCGCCCAGCAGGCGGTGGATATCGCCAACTGCGGCGGTGTGGCGCTCACGACGGCCATCACCGTGCGGTCGATCTCTGGGGACGAGTTCGAGCGCATTATCGGCTACGAGGTTGGACCGATGCCGGAGGCGGTCTGCGCCGTCGTGGGACCCGATGACGAATCGGATGAAGTACCGTTTTGAGGAGGACCATGCCCACGATGGACAATCCGCTCCTGGAAGCTGCCTTGCGCTACGCCGATCTGGGCTATCCGGTGTTTCCCTGCGCGCCGGGCAGCAAACAGCCGCTGACGCCGCACGGCTATCGCGATGCCAACACGGATGCCGAACAAATCGAACGCTGGTGGCACCAGCATCCCCGGGCCAACGTCGCCCTTGCCACGGCAGGACTGGTGGTCGTTGATATCGACGGCCCCTCCAACGGCTGGCTGGTGGACGATCCGGAGCGTCTGCTGGAGCTGGCCGCGGCTCCCATGGCCTTGACGCCCCACGGCGGCAGCCATCGGCTATTTCGCCAGCCGGCAGGCAAGCACTGGCGCTCGACCGAAGGCCGGCTGGCTCCCCACGTCGATACGCGTGCCGACGGCGGCTACATCGTGGTCCCACCGTCGGTCGCGTGCAACGCCAAGGCCTACCGCTGGGCTCCCGACCTGGAGCTGGATGTCTCCCCGGCGCGGCTGCCGGAGCCGCCGAGCTGGCTGGTCAGGGAACTCGATCGGTTGGCCAATGGCACGCCGACGTTCGCCCAGGGCGCGTCCGGCGAGCCCGAGGCGAACGTAATCCCAGAAGGTCAGCGCAACGCGACCCTGGCGCGCCTGGGTGGCAATATGCGCCGCCTGGGCATGTCGCAGGCCGAGATCGCCGCGGCGCTACTGCGCACCAACGCGGATCGCTGCCGGCCGGCCCTGGCCGCGCGGGAGGTAGAGCGCATCGCCGCCAGCATCGCCCGCTACGAGCCCGATCAGATCGCCGTGGCCTTAGCCGAAAACCATTGGGACCAGATGTATGCCGAGCTACCGCCTGAGGACGAAGCGGTGGACAACCCTGATCCCGGCCCGACGCCGGACGATCTGCTCAGTGTGCCCGGCTTCATCGACCAGCTCATGACGTACACGCTCGAAACCGCTCCCTATCCCGAACGGACCCTGGCGTTTTGCGGCGCACTGTCCTTACAAGCCATGCTGGCCGGCCGCAAGGTCCGCGATGCCTCCGACAACCGCACCAATCTGTACGTCCTCGGCCTGGCCAACTCGGGGGCCGGCAAGGATTACCCGCGCAAGGTGAATCAGAAGGTCCTTCACGAAGCGGGGCTCACGCAGTGCCTGGGCGACACGTTCGCCAGTGGCGAAGGGATCGAGGACCGGCTGTTCGCGCAACCGACCGTGCTGTTCCAGACCGACGAGATCGACGGTCTGATGACCAAGATCAACCTGGGCAAGGATGCGCGGCACGAGGGCATCATGAACGTGCTGCTCAAGATGTACACCAGCGCCAACTCGATCTATCCCATGCGGGTGAAAGCCGGCCGGGAGCCTGGCGTCATTGACCAACCCTGCCTGTGCATCTTCGGCACCGCTATCCCCAAGCACTACTACGAGGCCCTTTCGGTCAAGATGCTGACCAATGGCTTCTTCGCCCGCATGCTGGTGCTGGAAACCGGCAAACGCGGTCGGGGCCAGGAGGCCCAGGTCCGCCCACTGCCCGAGCCGGTGCGGGCCACCGCACGGTGGTGGGCGGAGTTTTCGCCCTGTGAAAGGCGCGGCAACCTGGCGGAGCACCATCCCAGTCCCCAGGTCGTGGAGGCCACCGCGGAAGCGGCAGAGGCGCTGCGGATATTTCGGCAGCGTGCGGACGACCAGTACGCCCAGGCCGAGGACCGGGGCGACCCGGTCGGCATGGCCATCTGGGCTCGGGCCAATGAAAAGGCACGGCGGCTAGCGCTGGTCTACGCCTGTAGCGCCAACCATCAACAGCCTCACATTGATACGGCCGCAGCGCAGTGGGCGTGCGCCTTCGTGGAGCACCAGACCCGGCGCATGCTGTTCATGATTGGCGATCACGTCAGCGAGAACGACTTTGACGCCCGCTGCAAGAAGCTGGTGGTCACGCTGCGGAAGTGGAGGGAGAAACATGGCGATGTTTGGATGCCATTTTGGCAGATCAATCGCAAGCACCCATGGAGCGAGCATGAGCATGAAGAGGTGCGGACCACACTCCTTAACCAGCGTCTTATTGAATACCAGGAGCGCAAAACGGGCGGCACACCTCAGCGCCTGTACCGCCTGGCCTAGCCATCGGGCGCATCCGCTTGCCGGACTCAAAGCGCTTGCGCGCGCAAGAACGGGTGCCCGAAGGAATAGCCAGTCGGCAATTGGCGCAATGGCCAGCTCCAAAGCGCAACGGGTTGGCAAAGGGCCAAAGTCGGAAGTTCAACGAAAAAAAGAACTTATAAGAGAGAGATATAACCTATTAACCCCTTACACCCCCGCTCGCGCGCGTGTGACGCCCGCGCGCGTACGCGCGTATACGCGAGAGAGTAGGCGCAATACGTCAATAGGTTGGCTCGGCCTGCTACTAGCCGTCATTGGTTGTCCGGTGCCGGTCGAAGAACCCGCGCCAGCTCTGCCGATTTCCTCCTTCCTCATTCCGGAGCAGCCCACCATGCAAATCGAGATGCGCACTATCAGCACGATTCGGCCATACGAAAATAATCCCCGGCTCAACGACGCGGCAGTCGATGCCGTGGCGGCGTCGATCAAGGCGTTCGGCTTTCGCCAGCCAATCGTTGTGGACGAGGAGGGCGTCATCATCGTCGGCCACACGCGCTACAAGGCGGCGCGGAAGCTGGGACTCGAGAAGGTGCCGGTCCACGTCGCTATTGGCCTGACGCCCGCGCAGGCGAAGGCGTATCGGCTTGCCGACAACCAGACAGCCACGATGTCCTCCTGGGATGACGACAAACTGCCCTTGGAACTGATGGCCCTGCAGGAGGCGGGCTTCGACCTCGACCTGACCGGCTTCTCGGCGGACGAACTGCAGCGTCTGCTCCAATCGGACGCGACCGAAGGTTTGACTGATCCTGACGACGTGCCCGAGCCGCCGGACGAGCCGACGACCAAGCCCGGCGACCTCTGGATCCTCGGCAAGCATCGGTTGGTGTGCGGCGATAGCACTAAGGCCGAAGACGTGGATCGACTGCTCGACGGGGCGGCCATTCATCTGGTCAACACCGATCCGCCTTATAATGTGCGCGTCGAACCGAGGAGCAACAACGCTATCGCGGCGGGTTTGAGTTCCTTCGAAGGCACGAAACACCACCAATCGCTCGACCTGGCCCGCCACCCCGAAAAAGCCAAGCCCACCCAGAAGAAGCTGCGGGCCAAAGACCGGCCGCTCGCCAACGATTTCGTCAGCGAGGAAGCATTCGACAAACTGCTCCACGGCTGGTTCGGCAACATTGCTCGCGTCTTGCTGCCCGGCCGGTCGTTTTATATTTGGGGCGGCTACGCCAATGTCGCCAACTACCC